GCATACCGTCCTTGCCGCGCTCGTAGCCTAAAAACCGCTTATACGGCATATAAACTTTCCCGTCCGCAAAGCGTTTCCGGTGTCCCCAAGTAACATTTTGCGATATGCTGCGGGATTCCTCCTGCGCAAGGCTGCTCATGATGGTGATGAGCAACTCGCCTTTGCCGTCAAAAGTCCAGATATTTTCCTTCTCGAAATAGCACTCCACGCCTTTTTCTTTCAGCTGCCGTATGGTTTGAAGGCTGTCAACCGTGTTTCGTGCAAAGCGACTCACGCTTTTGGTGACAATTAAATCTATCCTTCCGGCCAACGCGTCGGCAATCATGCGCTTGAACCCGTCGCGACGCTTGGTGCTAACGGCGGATATGCCCTCGTCCGTATAAACCTCGATAAGCTCCCAATCAGGGCGCTCGGAGATATATTTCGTATAGTAGTCCACCTGCGCTTCGTAACTGGTCATTTGCTCTTCGCTGTCTGTAGAAACGCGGGCATATGCGCCCACGCGCCGCTTGTTTTCGTGCGAATATGCTGCTTGCGAAAACATCGGCACAGTGGCGGGTATGACCTTAATGTTCGCTTTCTTGCTCATGTCTTTCTCTCCGTTCCTGCATAAGTTTCAGCTGGCGTTGCCGCGCGATTTCCTTCATTTCGGGTGTCCAGCTATTACGGCGGGATGTATGCTCCCATTCGGTGTTGATTACCCGGCCGTCTTTCATATAAAAGGCAAGCGTGTTTTTGTCCGGCACCCGGATTTCGGCAATATGCTCCACGCCACCAACCTCTGCGACTTTTGCGTCTAAAATATCCTCGGGTATCTGCCGGGCATTGCAGTAATCTTTGCCAAGGGTGTCGACTCCCCTGCAAATCCATGTTATTTTTTCGTACTTGCTCCCGGCGGCGGCATGTCTGCGCCTAAACGCCGCGCCGCATCTTCCGCATTTTATCAGTCCGGCGTATGGGTAACGTTCCTGCGGTTGAGCGCCGTTACGGAACGCCAGCGCACGTCGGGCAATCTCCGCCTGCACCGCCGCAAACTGCTCTTTCGGAATAATCCCTTCATGGCTCACCTCAACCAGATATTGCGGCAGCTGACCGGCATTTTTGACCCTTCGCTTGGTTAAGTGGTCTGGTGTAAACCTTTTCTGCAGAAGCATATCACCCTGATATTTCTCGTTGCGGAGCATCTGTGCAACCCCTGACGGGCAGAGTTTTGTGCCTTGTGCAGAATACTTTCTTGCGATCGCCGTGCAGCCCATGCCCGAAAGATAATCCGAAAATACAGATCTCACAATTTCAGCTTCCTCGGGGATCATCACCAACCTGCCGTCCTGAAGGTGATACCCCAGCATCTTCATCCCGGATGTTCGGCCTTCTTTAAAATCGTTGCGGATGCGCCACTTGCAGTTTTCGGAGACGCTTCGGCTTTCCTCCTGCGCAAAAGAAGAAAGGATGGACAACATCAGTTCTCCATCCCCGCTCATCGAATGTATGTTTTGCTCTTCAAAAAATATGTCCACTCCGAGGCTTTTCAGCTCCCGTACCGACTCCAGCACCGTCAGCGTGTTTCGTGCCATCCGGGATATCGACTTTGTTATTACGAGGTCGATGTTTCCGGCTCTGCATTCATAAAGCAGCCTTTGAAATTCAGGGCGATTATCTTTTGTGCCGGTCATGGCTTCGTCGGCAAAAACTCCGGCATATTCCCATTGGGGATTTTTGCCGATGTATTCGGCATAATAGTCCACCTGCGCCGCAAGGGAATGGAGCATGGCCTCCTTTCCGCTGGATACGCGGGCATATGCCGCAGCGCGCTTGGGTTTGAACGCTTGCGGTACGGCAAGATTGATTTGCTTGATTGTCATATGCTATTCACCTCGTTTCTGCGGCTTTACCGCCATGACATTCATCACTCCGAATGCCCTGAAAGTCAAGAGAATCCGGGCATAACCCGAAGGTTGTCAGCGAGGTGATTATGGTTTTGTGACGACGTTTTCTATAGCGGCGGCAGAGTGAAACATGGGGCGGTAACGGGCTGTGTACATTTTTTCAATCCGAAGGAAGTCTGCTTTGTCAATAATGCCTTGTGCATGCGCCTCTTTCCATAAACATACCGCGACGCCATAATCCATTTCTCTTTGAAACTGGCTGTGGGTCAGGGAAGCCTCAACTTCAATGCGCGCTTGCACTGCACAGTCCGTCGCCGCGTTCTCAAGCCATGGCGGTAGTTTGTGGGGATACCCGCAGTCGCGCTTGCCCTTATAATGATGCCAATAATAGTTGCGGCACCTATCGCTGCAGAACTTTTTGGTCTTTGTTTTTGGCTTCTGTTCGATGTTGCCGCCGCAGGTCAGGCATTTTCGCTCAATGGAGAACTTTTTCTCATAACGGCCGACAAAGGATTTTACCGTGCTGCGGTTGAGCCCCTGTTTTTCCGCTATTTCTGTGAATGTGAAGCCCTGATCCCGCAGACGCAATATCTCCTGTTTTTGAGCCCCCGTCATATAAATCCCTCGCATTTCCAATCAATCCGCGCCACCATTAACGCTCTGAACGGGACGTGATGCAAGTCTACGATTCGAGCGTTCTAAACCTATGGTGTTATCCTGATATGTATGCCGGACTGATTGTCCTTTATATGCAAAGTATCCTTACGATCACAAGCTCAATATCAGCGCCTGAAGCTGCGCCATCACATCCGCCCTCGGTCTGCCCGTGCCCAACGGGAGCCATGTAAAGGGCGCGATCGGCGGATTTGCACCCTCGGCATAACTGTTTATCATATCCACCACGGGCTGGAGCGTTCCACGAATTTCCGCGATATGGTACACCCAAAGCGCCGCGTTCGTCTTGCCCGGCACGATCTCATAACTCCACGCCGCCGGTGCCAAGCCGTAGTAATTCCGCGCACGGTCTACAGCCGTCCGCAGCGCTGTGATATGGCTTGCTTTGACATGGGTGATATCCGGGACGATTTCTTCAAACGAAGAGGGCAGAACCGTAATGGTGCGGCTGACTGTTGGGCTGGAAGCATAGGCGTCTCGGGATTCAATGCGAATGGTGTAGGTTCCGGGCGCGGTAATAGTGTCCCGGAAAACCGTGCGTTCTCCCTCGGTGAATGTTCCTCCTTTGGAGAAATGCTCCGGGTTATCCACGCTGTTGAGCCATACGCCTGCTGTGCTATAAACATAGATGGTCTGCGGGTTGCCATGTGCTCCCGTCTGAATGAGATAGAGCGGGTTCGGATCGCTGGTCGCGCTGCCGTTCTTTGGCGCAGCAACGGCCGGGATTGCGGGATTGGCGCTCTTTCGGACGGTATTGCTGGTGGCATATGCTGAAACCGCGTTCAAGGTATCCGTTACCGCAATCCGGTACCGGGTATACATGCCGGGGACATTCGAGGGAGTGGCTGTATACGTCCCGGATATCGCGCTCGTTGTAACGGTGGTCACCGTTTCCCACGTGCTCCAGGCAGAACCATCGGCCGAGGTGGACTGCTGAATGACATAGTTCTTGATGGCGCTTGTTCCGGCCACAGTGCCGCTCCAAGATAGGCTTACGCTCGGCGTAATATAGACGGTGGGACTTGCACTAAAGGCAGTCGGAGGCGTGGCAAGGACATTGCGCCGCAAGGTATTGGAAGAAATCTTCCACGGCGAGTAGTAGCCGCTCCCGGCAACGCCCTGCACCCGGATGCGGAATCGGAGATAATTTCCTCTGGTGGAAGTTGGCGTGACGCCGATGCTCCCGCTTGAGGAAGAGGAACCAATCAAGCCGAGCGTTCCCCATTCGCCCCAAGTGCTGCCGTCGGAGGATTCGCTTAACTCCAGTTCATATCCGGTGATAGCGTTTCCCGTGCCGCCGTAAGCGCCGCTCCATGAAAGCGTGGCCGTGGTTTCCGCAACCGAAGGTGAAACGGAGAAGCTGGCAGGTTCCGTGCATGCCGTGGGCGCTGTATAGGTAATATGAAGGCTGTGGTTTGACGGCGTTGGGGAGAACCGCTTCGCATCGGTTGTTCCGCTCTGGTCGTTGGGAACGCGCTCCAAACGGAAAATATGGTGCGCACTGTTGTTGTTCACAATCCACTGCACGATGTCCGTCACGTCGATCGAAACGGTTGTCTGCGAGGAACCGGAGAGCGAAAACTGGATACCGGAAACCGCGAGGAAAGGGCCGGAATTCCATGTGAAAGCGCCCCAATCGCCCTGCCGCAGGGTGACCCTGCTTGTGAGCGCTGCGGAAAACCCACCCGCAATCTGCAGCAGGGAAAGCGAGGCGCTGTTGATCGTCGCGCCTGCGGGTATCTGTGTATTCAGGCTTTCAAAGTTAAAAAAACAGTTGTTTGTCGTAGCGGTGTATTTTCCGACATCACAGGAACTGCTGTCGGCCTGATTGGGGGAGGCCCTGTCGATTTCGCATATGTTCACGCAATACTTTATAAGCGTCGGCATATCCCACCGCCTTACTCATACACGGCCGACACCAGCGAATTGACCAGCCCGCATAAAGCGGTACTAAGCCTTGTGTCTGCAATGTTTTCCGATAGGATGGATACCGTCCCTTTGAGCACGGTGATGTCGGCAATTCCCAGTTCATAGATGTCGCTGCTGCGGGTCAAATCCGGCGCTGTAGGTGTTTCAGCGGCCACGCCTGTTTTTACCGCCAGCAGGATATTTCTATCCACGTTGCTCCAGCGGACGACCACACGATCAATTCTCGGATACACGCCGTTCGCCGTAGCGATCACCAAGTCCATCGGCGTGGTGTTTTCATAATGATAGCCGTTGATAAAAGCGGCCCCGGCCTGCACGGTTACACTCATGCCCATCGCCGCAACAACCTTCAGATTGTCCGCCGTTCTGTAGAAAATGCCGTTGCTGGCCAAGCTGCCGAAATAGGCGGCAAAATCGGCGGCATCGTAAACCCTGTCGCCGCCGGAAGAGTTGAAAAACCCGCTTTTCTCCATCAGTTCACACCTCTTTTCAGCTTCTCGGATAATGTTAAGAGCGGCTTCCCGAACACCACGGAAAGGCTTATGCCGTCCCGGTCATAGCTTTCCTCCACGGATGTAATTCGCGCGGTCATGGAAATGCCCCAGCGCTTCGATACCGCTTGAACCATGTTTCCCAAATCGAAATCAGCCTTATATTTCAAATTGCCGTACTGGTTGACGGTAACGTCAAATGCCCGAACCATGGCTTGCTCCGCCAGTTTGCTATTTCCGCGAAACAGGAGCGCCGCCTCATATCCGCTAGGGAAGTCCTCCGAGCGCAAATCCTTCGCGTCAACAAAGATCTCATAGCGGTCAAGCCCGGTACCGCCGCCAGCGGCGGCAAAGGTACGCTCGGAACCCTCACCTTCGCCGCCGACAAGGGCGGTATTGGCGAAGGTTGAAAGTCTCTCGGTGAAGATCTGCTCCATAATATTCTCGTATTCCTTGGAAAAGACGGCCTGAGACACCGCACCGGTATACAGCTGAAAAATGAACTGCTTGGCGGCGGGGGCAAAAGCCGTTCTTAGCCCCAAGTCGGCGGCTTCGCATAAGCCTGTAATCGTGTCCATTAAATTCCCGAAGGAAGTCTGCGTATTGACGGAAACGCCCACAGCCTCCGGCGTATAAGCAAACCCGCCGATGGCCCTGTCGGCGTTCGCAGGAGATATCAGGTGATTGTTCAAAAGCTGCAAAATCGCCGCCGACAAGTCGCCGGTAAGGATTTCCGTTCCCCAGATGATGCGCCGCGCCAGCAGCGAGGTCGCAAACCGCCCGCTGACCGTGATGTATTCCTGCTCCTGCAGGGTCATTTCGAGATTTTCAATGATCCCGGCTTCCTCATCATCGTTTTTCCACAGAATGTTTCCGATTTTCAGGAGCGCGATGTTTTCATTGGAAGCGATGGCCTTAAGTTCAAAGCTGCCGCATTGGGCGTACCTCCGTGTCCAGCGGAGATATTCAAACGACTCAACCAGTCCCTCAAGTTCCCGCTCCGTGTTGAAAAGATACAGTTCCATGCCCTACACCCCCAAAAACTGTGGGCGGTAGTTGATAACGACCTCCAATAAATCCATGTGTTCCTGCGCATCGTAGCGCAGTACGTTTTTTCCCGCCGACAGCTGCAGGAATGTCGAGCCAACGTCGATGAGGTTGAAGGCGTTGGTTTGTGTCGTGCCGACGATACTGACCACTTTTTTGCCCGCGAAGTGCGTATACACATAGATTTCCTGACCAGCGGACATTTCGGTGATGATGCGGATAAACTCGCCCGTGTCCACGTTCATCAGTTCCGGATTGACCACCGAGCCGAGCGCCTTAAATCCGATTGCGCAGCCGCAGGGGACATCGCCCTCGTTTTCTATGGTGATGATCTGGCTTGGCTGCCGGTTGCCCATTTCAATACCCGGTTCCGTGATCTCCAGCGGGAACGAGAAATGCTTCTCCCACGATGCCAATTCCTTCCTGACTGCCTCCAGCGTCTCGAAAAACGGGGATGGACATAAAAGGCTGATGAAAAAGGAGGGTGTTCTGGTGGTGTTCCCCGCCGAAAACGCTGCTTCCTCAACGATGCAGGAAATCTGCCGGTTGCGGTAAATCAGCGTGCCCCTTAGCTTAGGCGTGAAAATACGCAGC